CTGGTTCCGCTCTGGAAGCAACTCTTCCGCCAACTTCTGAGTCCTATTCAATTAAACCTGTTACAGAAAGCGATGTAATTACTTCCAGCCAAACTTTTGGCCCACGTTCTGCATATGAAGGGGGTTCTAGGGCTCTGCAATCCCTGGAGCAAACACTTCCTTCTTCTGAAGCTGTTAAAACTGCACGGGTTGAGTCTGCCAAACAAGATTTGCTCTCAGCAGCACGTCAAGGTCGTGGTACGTACCAGATGGAAATTCCCGGCTCCGGCGCAACGTTAATGGCGTTACGTTCCAAAGAAGCAGGGGTCTCCCCACAAGAAGCTGGTATTTATCAGGCCCCCGAAGTTGGATCCACCATTAGCCCCACGACAGAACAATATTCGTTGTTGAGTCAAACACCTGATCCTTGGACTGGTAAGTACACGCCTACAGCACAAGCAGCAAATCCCAGCGAACAAACATCGGCGTTAATGCCTTCTGTTGAACCCAAAACTGTTACATTCACTTCTGCAGAACCTATTCTTTATCCTGTTCGCCACGAGGAGATTGTTGCTCCCAAGTTAGGTGGCAGAAGTTTTGTGCGTACTGGTGGCGGGGAACAACCTTCAACAGTTAGTGTTGAGCGTCCATTTGATCCCGGCGATTTTGCTACTTCAGGTGCACGGGATGTAACGGGTTCGTTCTTGAAAGCACAAGTTCAAAAACTCCCTGGTGCAAGGGATGTTGAAGCTGCCATTGCAACGCAACAAGCGCAAGGTGTTGCCCCCAGTGGTCAGTACTCTTCTCTTGTTAGTGGCGAACAATATGAACCGGCTTGGGGTGCCTCCAGCATGATCGAACCGCGTATCGTTACCGCAGGGAGACAGGGGTCCGCGCAAGGTTTAACAGGAGATTTGAGTGGTGCTGTGCAGCGTCTCGGCACTCTACAAAAAACTGAACAAGATCCTCGTGGGCTGACTTTCTTAAAGCAAGTAACCAGCCTGCACGACATTACACAAGATCCCGCGCTTCTTGAAGCTGGCGCCCAGGGTGCACTTCCGATTAACGTTACTCTTCCTGGCGGCGAAACCGTCCCCACAAAATCCTTCTTCAAACCGTTCGGTGCCGTGGGTGCAGGGGAAAGCTCCAACTTGACCCAAGTTCAAGCCCTGGAGGGGAACGTGATTGGCAAGCAAACTACCCTTGGCAATGTAAAAGCTGGGATCTTGAATCAGTTTGGTTTGGCCCCGACTGAGAAAATTACAAATCAGATGTTTAATGCGTTGCCGCAATCACAACGGAAAACACTGGTCAATGCACATGCTGAATTAACAGACGCGCAAACAAGATTGAATGCAGCAAAATCAAATCAAATCCTTTATTCCATTCCCGAGAATGTTTTAGAAGGAACTAAATCCGCCCCACTTATCAGCCAAACTACTGGTGATGTAGTAGGCATGACTGCAGTACCAGAAGAAAAAACCATTGCTACTCCTGAGTTTTACAAAATGCGTGCGGCTGGTGGGGCCGGGCGTCAAGAAGTCGGTGGCGTAGGCCGTCGTCGTGAAGCACTGACAGATTTAGGCTTAACCTCGCCCCAGGGTTCACCTTCTGACGTAACCCCGGTTCTTTACAAGCACGCCCTTTCCGGTGAGATTTTAACCGCAGATGATATTTCTTTATCTGATATTGCACACGGAATCGTCAGTCCTGTTCGTGGTACCGCTGTTGAACCACAGCGCATCATGGGTCGGGAAGGCCGCACCTTTAAGGGTATCGCTGCAAACGTAATTGACCCGGCCTCTTTTGATCCTTCACAACGCCAAGCCCTGGCCGAAGCGTATCCCGAACGTGTTTCTCCAGAGGGGCTGCTCTACTCAAAACAAGCCATGGAGCGTCCCATTGGTTATACAGAACCAACCTTGGGAACCAGGTTCTCCACCCGCACCAAAGCGGAACCTGGCAGCGCTCGTGCACAGAGCATTGAGTTGTTGAAACAGCGCTCCGAAATGATCCGCAACATCCTGAACTCGTGATTGCGGTTGCCCCTGCTAAATTAAGATTAGCTAAATAAGCCAGGGATTTTGCAATAGCAGTTATGGCAGAAGATAGAAACTGGATCCAAGGTGCAATTAAGCACCCCGGTGCTTTTACAAAAAAGGCGGAAGAGCAGGGGATGTCCGTTTCTGAGTACGCAGCAAAGGTAACCTCAAATCCTGAAGAACACGATAAAACAACTGTGCGGCAAGCAAACCTAGCCAAAACTCTTAAAAAACTGCGCAAACATAAAGACAAACAAGAAGCAACGTAAATGGCCTCTTTTAAACAAGATTACACAAGTCCAGCTGCTCAAGCTTTCCGTGATAGAAGGCGTGTAGATTCAGGAACGGTGGGACCTTATGCGCCCGCCAATACTGATCCCACGGCATATAAAAATCCGTATGTTGCCAAACAAGATGACAATCCGGATTCAAAGAATTTTTACCAGCAAGCGTGGTCATCGGACAGTGCAGGTAAAACACAAAGCTGGATTGACGGGTTAGGCAGCAACTCCAATTTTTCCAACCCTGGGGATCAAGCCTTAGCTAAAGATTTTCTTGCTAAATATACGCAAGGCGGTGAGCGCGGTCTGGTTCCTCAAGATGAGATGATTAGTCAGCAAACCATTTCAGCGTTTCAAAGTCAGCAACCCGGTCAAGGTATTGGTGATGGCAATGTAACTGCTGCTAGTAGAATGAGATATCCAGGTGCATCAGGCACGCAGACATCATGAGTATTTTAGGGAATGCCGGACAGGCGGTTCGGTTAGCTGGTAAAAATCTTGGTGCTTATCTTAGTAGCCCACAAACGGCCGTTCAACTAGGTAAACACATTGCAACTGAGGCTGCTTTAGGTACAGCTGTATCCCAAGGTGTGCCACGTTTACTGGGACAAACTCCTGCTGTCGGCCCACTGAGAACACTTGTAAACACTGGTCTTCATTCCGCTATCGCTGCTCCGGTAAGCGGCGGGCTAACCGCCATGGGGGTGCCAGGAGCTGCAGCACAGACCGTGGGTCAGATTACAGGGGCAGTCGGGTCAAACTCGCTTTTACGTGCTATGGCACCAATGCAAGCTATTGATCCTGAAACCAACGATGCACAGCACACCTACGGACAGGAGTTTGCTCAGATGCAACAGTTCCACGCTGCGCAAGAACAACAACGTTATACCAATGAGATCAATCTTGCTTTAGCTAAAAATTACCATAGCCCTGCAACTACAATTATTCACAAAAATCCTAGTGCAGAACTTGAAACTGTTCGGAATCTTTTAAATCCTAATGTTCGGTACTAAGGATGAATCCAAATACCAACACCAACTATTTAACAAATAGTTTATCTAAGGCTCAACAGTTTGTTGGTCAGGCCGTTGCCAAGCTAGAAAGCAGCGTTCAACGCACCCCCTGGGGATACTATCAAAGTACTCAAGGAGCCACGTCGGGATTAGTCGAAGAGCAATTAAAAAATGTAAAAGCAGCAGCAGCAGTTAAGAAAACACAAGGTGTATACCCCAGTGGAAGTTATTCTTCTGTTGGTGGCAGACAAGAATTTAATGCGCCAACAGCAGCGCCTGTAATTTCTAATGCGCCTGCTGATGTATTAACAAACGCAACTCGTAGAGATGTTTGGAAGTACACAAATATGCATCGACTTATGAGCGATGTAGGACAACATGTTGGTCCCAGGTTAGGACTAGAGTCGACGCTTGCCGGGGCTGCAGTTGCTGCAGCTGTTCCAGTTGCCCTGGGGATGATGAGTGGACAAGTCGGCCCCCTTAGTGAAGGTTTGCGTCCAAAAGGATATAAAGCTGTTGCACCTGTTTCCAAGGAAGAGGATCCCTCCGGGCGTAAAACACGGTCTGCGGCACTGGAAACAGCAATGCGCTATGGCCTTGGACAACGCAGCCAGCTCTTGCCGTACCAGGAGTTTAAACAAGAACGTCCCGATGTTGCACCATCTACCTTTGTTCAATACCGTCGATACCAAGCACTGAAACCAGAAGCAGGAAAGAACATCATTATTGATCCTGAATCTCAATCTTTTTCTGCACTTGGCGGCGTTATTCGCGGCACAGCACGCGGTCTTAGTGATCCCGAGATTCGCTTGAAAAACGTGCCCGTCACGGCCAGTGCTGTTCTAGGTACTGCTGCAGGACTTGGTGCAATTAAAGCGTTAACATATGCTGCTGAACCAAAATTAAAAATTGAACCAGCAAGACCTGATGCACAAGGTGTTTACAATTTAGAACAAAAACAGTATCCAGGTTTTGCAAACGTAAAGATAAGCGGTCAACAAGGATTGGGAGTAAAAATTGCAGAAAAACTTGGCGGATATACCGAACCAGCGATTTTGGCAGCTGGCGCAATTACCGCAGCAGCCGTTGGTCGTGCTGCAAAAAACCTATTTCAAAAGTCTGCAGAACGCAGGATTAAAAAAGAAAACCCTGTAGAATACTTAAAGCACAAACACGGTTCCTTGGAGCAAGCCAGTACAGCCTTAGGCCAACCTCAAGCACAAAGCTGGCAACAACTTGTTCCTTATATTAAATAAACCATGGGATTTAGTACAAACAACTGGGTAGGATCTCCTGGATTTTCTGGTGGAGGTGGTACCTCCTTTAATCCTTCTTGGTCAGATTCGTTTAAATATGATGGCGGTTTTCCTAGCGGAAGCGGGAACAATTACAGCCCAGGTGGATTTAGTGGAATTGGCACAGATCCTGATACCTGGAGGAAAGGGTTTGCCTTGGCTGGCGAAGATCCTTTTGGGCTTAATAAAAACAAAGATAAAAAAGAATCCCCTTGGGGCGACTTTGCGCGTTTTGCCGGAGATAAATTAAGTTCTTATGCACAAAACAGATTTGGACAAGGATCAGGATCCAACGGACTTGCCGTTGGTGGCAGTGGCGGTGTTTCCCAAAGCGGTGATTTAACAATTCTTTACCCACAACCTAAGCAAATAATTCCTGCTCAAGGTGGAGGTATTGGTGGCACAATCGGTTCCATTGCCGGTGCAGCTCTCGGTACGTTAATTGCTCCAGGTATTGGCACCACACTCGGAGGTCAGTTAGGCGGTGCTATTGGTGGGTCTTTTTAAATGGCATTTAATTTTACGGATTCTTGGAATCCAGCAAATGACCCCAAACAATCCCCCTGGGGAAATTATGCACAACGGTTTGCTGGTGATAAGTATGGCAATTTAGCAAAAGATTTTAATCCCGGAAGCGACGTAACCGTGGGACAAGGTAAAGGAACTCAGTCAGGCAATGACCTAACCATGATCTATAACGAACCTCCACAAATTATGCAAGGAGGGGAGAACCCTTGGAATAAAGTCTTAGGCGCAGCTGCGTCCATCGGAATGGGGGCTTTGTCGGGAGGATTTGGCGGAGGATTTGGCGGTGGCGGTGGTGGAGCAGGTGCTGGAAACTTCAGTAGTGCCTTCAGTTCTTCCGGTCCTACGTTTAATCCAGGGGTTGCATTTTCTGGCCAATCTCTCCTTTAAAAATCAAAGCTTATCTCCATTAAAATAACTACTAAGAGGATTTAAATTATGTTGCCCTTACTTCTAGGTTCCGCTGGTTTAGGAGCAGCTCTTGGAGGTTTTCAAGGGTATCAGCAAAGCGGTGGAGATCTCAGTAGAACTCTTGGGGCTGCTCTGATTGGTGGTGGCTTCGGTGCAGTGGCCCCCGGCTTTGGTCGTATGGCAGGCACAGCCTTGCAGGGTACCGGACTGCTTACACCACTGGCGGGTGGTTTAACTAGGGCTGCTACATCAGGACGCCAAGCTTTAGGTCTTGTTGGTCCGGCACAAGCCGTGACAGCTGGGCAGCTGGCTAATCTTGCTGGCACTGGCATCACTGGAATCGCAGGAATGGCTATTCCCGGAGTTGCTGCTGGATTAGCTGGTGGTCCCGGAAGGGCAGCTCAAGCAGCCCTTGGAGCTGGTGGTGCAATGGGGGTTCCCGGATTAGGCGCACAACAACCCGGACCATTCACTCCAGTCACTGCGGTTCCTGAAGATCTCCAGGCTCTTAACCGTCAGCTAGGATCTTTAGACGTTATGGATCCTAACAAAGCGTTTGCTGCTGGACGCCTGGCATCCGAGAAAGATATGGATACTGAAATCAGGAACATGCAGAAACTGATCAATCTCCAGTACCCAGTCCTATCACAAGCAAAGAAAGACGAAATGCAGCGGAACCTGGCCGCAGCTCAAATCCGTTCTAACATTGATACTCAGGCTGACGCCATCCGCAGCAGCTTGCGTACTTCTCAGCAAATGGGTGTCAACGCAGCTTCTCAGATGGGCAGCGCACTTGCAGCACAATATCAGTACAGCTGATGGCTAATCCTGCTTTTCCTTATTTCAATCCTGCAGGATCTGGCTCTTTTGGAACTGCACAGGACTGGGCAAACGCCCTTGCCAAATCTAAAACTGCTTATGATTATGGGTCGGTTTTTGGTGGAACCCAAGCACCCGGAACCGCCTTGCCCGATGTTTCTGCACTCCCATCCGTTTTATCTGACAACATAAGGGCACAAGTTGAGCTTGCAAAACAGCTGCAACCGATTTACCTTCAACAAGCGCAAGAACAAGCTAAATTTGGTGCAAATGCAACTCGCCAGCAAATGGCAGATTTGTATCCATACCTAAGCGCTGCCTCCGCTGAAGCAACTGCTCGTAACCTTGCTGCCAGCACACAGTTTCTTCTTACCAAAGAACAAACACCAACCGCTCAGGCACTACGAAATCAAGTTGCTCAGGGTCAAATGGCAACTGCTGCTGGTGCCGAAGCAGAACGTGATCGGGCAACGGCAACCCAAGCAATGGCAGCCAAAGAGTTTGCTCGTGGTTACGCAGGACAAACGTTCCGCATGACTTGATTTAAATCCTTTTGTTATACTATTAATTAAGAACGGCAATTGTCATGGGTTCAAAATCACCAGCTGCACCAGCACCAGCTCCACCCCCGGCTCCGATTCCGGTACCAACTCAGTCGTTACAAACTCAAACAGCGTTAAATGAAGTTTCTGGAGCCCAAACGCGGCTCAATATGACACTTGGCGCCCAACTAGATCAGCAGAATAAAGATTTCTTTACAACCCAAGACATCCGCCAGACCCAAGCTACGGGCGGTGAAACACGTGCGACACTTGCCACGCAAGGTGAGCAAGAACGTGCAGGCATTGGGGCCACTGGCGAACAAACCAGGCTAACAACTGAAACCCAAGGGGCGCAACAACGCCTCGGTTACCAAACCATGGGTGAGCAGGAACGCCTAGGGTATCTAACCCAGGGTGAGCAGCAACGGCTTGGTTATCTAACCCAGGGTGAGCAGCAACGGCTTGGTTATCAAACCCAAGGCGAACAAGAGCGTGCCAGCATCGGTAAAACCGGCGAAGAAACTCGTTTAACAACGACAACGCAAGGGGAGCAACAACGTGCTACCATTGGTAAAACTGGTGAAGAGACTCGTAAAACAAACCTGCAAGAGTACATGCAGCGTAATTTCGAGGCTAATCGCAACCGAGACTGGGCACAAAACGCTTACCGAGCATGAACGACTGGATTCCGTCTTTAACCGAAAAAGACCGCGAATCCTTTCTTGCTTTTTGTAAAAAAACTTCTTCTCCAATTCAGATGTACTTGTATTCCCGTTTTCTCGGGTTTACGGGATCCATCGCAGAATGTGATGAGTGGGCTAAAAATGAGTTCAAGAAAAGGAACTTCAATGGGATTATGGAAATGGAGATTGACTCCATGCAGCAAGATATTTCTAAACTCCGTGATGCAATTGATCTTGGAATGATCAAACAGGATATGGGAGCTTCGCGTATTGCAATGCTCCAAAAAGAACTTCGAGGTACTATTAAACAATTAAATGATGAAAAACATTTAACTGATAAACAAGGTTTAATTCTTGCGGGAGCTGATCGTGCTCTTAGGGAAATGCTTTTGATCTTTCGTGACGACCCCATCGAGGGTCCGCTGGAAGAGGCCTCCATGGCTGTGTGGACAAAGATTCTACAAGAAGAGTCTTAAGGTTTAATGCGCTAGGGTAAGCGCATGGCAGGCACCTCTTTATATTCCGTTTATCGCAGAACCGCACGTGCTGCAGCTAAACAACAAGTCGTCAAAAAAACTTCCAACATTGACGTTGAAAAAGCTCGTACTGATTTCGCTTATTTTTGTGATGTTGTCGGAGATAAGCCTCCTGCTGCTCATCATAAAGAGTGGCACAGATATCTTTGCACTGGCGACAACACCGAATGTTTAGTCGGCATTGGTGGACCAAACATCGATATCCTGGCGCCACGTGGATCCGCAAAATCTACTGTTCTTGGCCTTTACACTGCCTGGTCAATTGGAGTTCACGCACTTCATAAAAAACCGTTAAAAATTCTTTATATTTCTTACACGGTTGATGTTGCGCGTCCTAAGAGTGCAGCAATCAAGCGAATTATTGAGGAAAGTAAACTTTACAGAGAAATTTTCCCAATGGTAAAAATTGCCAAGGGGATCAACTCCAACGAGTACTGGAGCATTGACTGGAAGTTTGCTGGCATCAAATCAACCGGTGAAGAAGAATTTACCATTTGCTGTGCAGGTCTTAAAGGTGCGGTGACCTCTAAACGTAGTCACCTGTGTATCCTCGATGACGTGGTCAAGAGCGCTGACGATATTAAAAACCGTGACATTCGGCAAATGATGGAAGATAACTGGAACTCAGTTATTGTTCCTACCATGTTTGAAGGCGGTAGGGCCATCTGCCTTGGCACCAGATTCCGCCACGACGACATCCACAACACGACCTTTACGCCCGTAAATGACTGGGTTCAAATCGTTCAATCCGCAATCACTATTGACAGTATCGGAGATGAAATTTCCTATTGGCCTGAAATGTGGTCCTTGGAATATCTCCAGGATCGCCGTCGTCAAGCTCCTATCAGCTTTAGTTTTCAGTATCAAAACCAAATTGTACAGACCAGTGAGCTATCGATATCACCGGACTTAATTGTCAAAGGTCAAATCTCTACTGAATTTGATTGTTTGGGTATTGGGGTTGATCTTTCTGCTGGCATCAGAGAACGTAACGACTACACCGTCATGGTTCTGGGTGGGCGCATCGGTGACAAAATTCACATTATTGATTGCAAACGAATGCGGGTTATGGGAAATCTGGAGAAATTAGAATCTTTAATGGATATGTGTTACGAGTGGGGGATCGTACATAAAGACGGAAACCAGTACCATGCTGGCGCCAGTAGCGTTGATGTTTGGTCTGAAGCGGTCGCCTACCAAGCTTCACTAGAAGCAGATTTCAAACGGATCTGCCTTGGTGACCACGGACTTTACAACATTAACTGGCACGCGGTCAAAGGTTTCCGTGGGGACAAGGTTGCACGCTTTAGGGGGATCATGGGTCTATTCGAGCAGCGAAAACTTGTATTCAACAAATATCGTAAATTTCAGGCGCTGACTGATGAAATCATTAACTTTGGGGTAAGTTCTCACGACGATGCCGTTGATGCGTTAATATGGCTCTGTAATGGCCTCATGACCAGGGGTAAGCTTGAGTTGGAATATTAGGGTTAAAGTAATCTGGATTTAAACTTATAAAATCACTCAACAATGTCTACCGGATACTACATCATCGAATTAGACCAGGACGCATACGGTTCTGCTGTTGTGCCCCTGCCCGACGAATTGTGCCACGACATGGGTCTCAGCCCAGGTGAACGTTTTGACGTTGAAGTGGAGGATGATGTAATCACCCTTAAAAGGCTGCACGCCGGTTACGAAATTGAGGCATAATAGATACAGAGTCTCCTAACGAATGTCCGAAAACAAAACCGTCCTAGAGGATTTCATCCGGTCAATCGTCAACAGGGATTCGGACGGTGGCGCCGATACCATGCTGTTGAACGCCCACCTTTCCCAAATGAAAATGTTTGGGATTCGTCAGGGCGTCGAGTTTTATCCGCAGCAGGACAACTTCGGCACTCAACGATTTGACTTTGTTCAACAGGTCATCAAATTTAACAAGCTGGACGCCAGGCTTGATTCCATGTGGGATCGGTTTTTGGCCTATGGCAAAGGTCTTTTCTATATTCGCCCTACCAAGAAAACGTACCGCCTGTACTGGTTTGATAAAGACTCGTATCGAACTTACTACACGCCAGAAGGTGATTTAGAAGAAGTTATCATCATTTATCCGTACAAGGTCAAATCTAGTCGTGGCTTCGGGGGAGTTGGTCTTTCAACTGATAAGCGATACATGCGGCTGCGAATTACAGCCACAGAAATTGAAGAGTGCCATAGCGAGCAAGAATTAAAATTTGAAAGTTCTGCTGAGTATTCCACGTTAGGAAATACCACTAAGAGCGTTAACACCATGGAGTTTATTCCGTGTGTTGAAGTTTTTAACAATCCTGATGCTTTTGGTACTGACGGCCACGGTGAGTTTGAGTGGTTGTCTAATCAGATCATTGCTCACGATGAGATGGTTAAAAACATCAGAGCAAACCTCTCTTTCTTTGGTAACCCGACTCTGCTGTCTTCTCGTCCCAAACAAGACATTATTGAGAAAACAGATGGCGATGTTTCCCAACGTCCCAGTATCTCCAGTCAGTCCGGCTTCCAGTCAGAGTTCACCCTCTCTAGCTCTACGTATAAATCTGACAACGTAACTCGTCAAAGTCCTGGTTACTACGGCAAACCTGGTAGTGGCATGCGTGTTCCACGTGTTATTGCCAACCTGGAGCCGTCAGATCGTGTTGGGTTTATTACACCCAACGCAATCAGCGCTGATCAGGCTCGGTATGCCGAACAACTCCGTAGTGAGATCCGTCTTGCCCTAGGTGGCATCGACGACCTTAGTATTACAAATGTAACCGCTACGGAGATTAAATCAGCTTATGGACGGGTAAGTGCAACTGCCAAGAAAAAGTGCTTACAGCTTTATACCTATGGTATTTGTAAGTGTCTTGAGTTAATGATTTTTCAGGAGGAGCAGATTTTCCGTAAGTCACTTGCATTTGCTTCCGGAATTAAATATCCTGATCCTCCTGCTGACCTTGAAGACGAAGCCTTACAAGCTAAGTATGAAAAACAAAAAGCTTTATATGAAAAGAAACTTCAAAAAACAATTGACAATGCAGTCCAAACAAAAGAGATCCCTCCAGGGGTCCTTGGATTAGCACCTGACGGCGACAGGACGGTTTGCTGGCGCTGGATGGGACCTGTTTATGAAGACACGACCCAGGACAAACTCAACCAATCAATCTTTACTAGAAACCTCCAGGAGTTAGGTGTTGATAGCATAGAAGCACTGAAGTATTTATTCCCTTCAAAAACGGACGACGAAGTTGCTGGCATGCTCAGCGGATTCCCGTTCCGGATGGTGGGAGAAGTACAGAGGGCAATGGCCACATTTATTGATCTCGTAAATCAAGAAATGAGGACTCCCCATCCGCAGCAGCCGAATTTACCGATGGCTGCGGACCCGAGACTTGATCTCACCCCCTTCCTTTACCGAACTCTCGAAAGCCTACAAAAAGAGGTAACCTATGCAGGCCGATACCGTAATGCCGACCCAATCGGCACCCCAAGTATCCCAGACCCAGCCGATCAGCTACGCGGCACCCGTGACGCAGCAAACGGCGGCTCAGGCACCTTCGGTGGCAACAACTTCGCAGTGGGTGGCGCCTTACCAAACAGCGGTGGCTCCAGCCCCGCAAATGCAGGCCCAGATGGGGGTCCAACAACCCCAGTACAACCCTACAGCGTCGTACCCCCAAGCGTACCAGGCAGCCCCACAAGCGCCCCAAGCGGACAATCCCTACAAGTCGGCCTTCAACAGCCTGGTAGGGCTCCTGAGTTCGCCCGTCCAATTCCCCTTCCAGGGTCAACAATCGAGCGCGAATCAGCAGACCGTTCCCGCCAACTACAGTTCCCAGGTAGCACCAACTCAGTACAGCAACCAGGGGACGCAGACCTATTTGCCTGGGATCAACAGCAACCAGGCTTACTCCAACAGTTATTCCCCAACTTCTCAGGAAATAACAGCGGACCAGCTCCTCGCAAACGGCGTAAGTGAAGCCAGCCTGCAAGTTATTGATTACTTTGGTGCTGATGCACCTGCTGTTCTCAACAACTACGCCTGCACCATTGAAGACGCCCTCATCCACACCAATGAGCAGCTGATCCATGCAGTGAACTTGCTTCAGGAAATGTCTCAGGAGCACCGTGCTTATGAGACCATCCTGACCGATCCTGATGTCTTGGCCGACTACACCTGTGAGTTCTTCGGTGAAAACGGTCCTTACCCCGTTCCCGATGATGCTCCTGTCTACGGTCAGCAAGTGGGTCAACAGTTTGTACGTCCTGCTGGCGCCCCCATGGCCCCCCAGCGTCCTGAAATGCCTGCTCCCCCGCAGCCTCAAGTTCAAGGCAACCCTGGCGATTTCTGGAATAGCTTCGGCTCCCTGGCAGAACGCGATCCTGCAAATGCTTGGCGTTATCTGAATCAAGCTTCGGCCAACCCCGAAGTGTTCCGTCAGAAGCTCCTGGTGATGGAGTGATACCCGGAAAACGAATAAACGTCGTTTATCGGGAAATTAACTAAACGTAGAATAAGGGGTAGCAAAGGCTGCCCCCTTTTTATTTGATAATATGGCTATTCGTGATAAAGCTGCTGCTTTTCTTGGGCAACTAGGGGCGCAAGTTAATCCAGCCATGCAAACAGTTGGCACCGGTTTAGCGCAGCAAGGTTCTGGCATTCTTCAACAAGGTGCAAACGTACTTGCTGATGCTGGGGACGCAGCTTTTAGGCAAGGTGGGATGATGGGCAACGTACAACTTCCACTGTCAGGCGCCTCAAACATGTTGCATGCAGGTAGTCAGAACCTCCTTAACATGGCCCCTGGTGGACAAGTAGCTCTCGGCTACGGTGGATTAGGTACTGCCGCCGTTCTTGCTGCGGGTACAGCTGCTGCCGGAGTTTCCGCTGCACGTAAAAACAAAAAAGAACGTCTTGCTGGTAAAAACCTAGGTGCCCAACTTGGCGTTCAAATGCCAATTGTTTATTGATCAACTAAGTTTAGAATAGTAAGCAAAGAGTACAGCTCGTTTTTTAATTAAGGTTATAAACATGGCAGGAAAAGCTAGCGTTGGTGATCGGGCCTCTCAGTTCCTTTCGCAGATCGGTACTGCTGGCGGCCCCATCGGTGCAATGGCAGCGCCAAACCTTGTTACTTATGGAGCGGGCAACATTCAAGAGCAGTTGATTGCTGGAAATGGCGATCAATACGCCAGGCAGCGTGGAGCTGGCTCATCCGCTGTGATTGGTTCCCCACATAATCAATCTGCACCTATGCCAGCCAACCTGTCCGATGGGTACTTGATGTTGAACCAACCGGGTTCCCCACTCCCAATGCACGGTTTAATGACCGCACACAACCTCAAAGCTGCTCAAATTACGCAAGATAGTGGGGTTTCCATGGATCAACGTATGATGACCGGGATGATGCCTTTTACTGGGCAACTTCCAATTGGTAATGCTATTGCAGCTGCTCAACAATTGGGTGCAAAAGCAACACAAAAACGTACCAGGAACTAATCATGAACCCATCCAAAGCAAAACAAGCCAAGTCCAAAGCTAAGGCACGGACAAAACAGAAAGCAGCTGATACCGCACAGCAGGCCGCTCAATTGGGAGCCATGCAGCAGCAACAAATGGCAGCACAGGGCTTGACACCTGAAATCCAAGCCCAGAACATTGCAATGCAGGATAGAACTTCAACTGTGAATCCTTATCACCCCATGGGGATGAAACCCAACAACTATTACAACCCCGGTAACGTCATCGGCGGCGGATATGTTCCTGGAAGTTAATAACGGCTATAAGTAAGTTGTTGCTATAATTTTATTAGTGGAACAACTGTTCCATGTGCATAGAGGATCTCCGTCCTCTGGTGTCAGCTAACTTCTTTACGCTGAGTAACCCACATGTTTATTGATAATGATTTTCCTAAGCTGTTAGGTGCGGAGCTTTATCGCCCCCACCCGGCTTACATCGTGGAAATGGCCGCAGAACCTGTGGTCGTTCACGACTTTACAAAGCAGCCCGGCCAGACCGTGCAACTTGACCGGTACCGTTTCTGGGGCAACCCTGGTACCAAGACCAGCCGCGAGCGTACTCAAGATCAAACGATTGGTACCGCAAGCAGCCGGGCTATTGTCAAGGACAAGGTTCTGGTGTCTCTTCGTGAGTACACAGGTCCTGCCGATCCGAACAACGCCAACGCTCCGAGCACCTTCAAGATCGCTCGTGAGACTCTGATGACAGCTCAGCGTCTGCTGCTGGACACCGGGAACCTTAACATGTTCCACCAGTCCATCGGTTCGCTGACCCTGCTTGACGACTATCGCCGCTGGCGTGACCGGGTGTTCCTGGACGAAATGGCCAAATCGGAAACCCGTGG